TATCACTTAATATACATACAAAATTATCTGAATTATGCTTAGATCTATCTCCTAATTCACTATATATTTTACTATCTTCTTCAAATAAATAAACTTTAGAAGTTTCAGTAGCGAATGAACTACCTTTAAATAAAGTATTTAATTCTTGTTCTTTAACTACAAACTTAGTATTAAATTCTAAATTTTTTACCTTTTCTATATTCAATGATGGTTGTTTTATAATACCATCATCTAATAAATGATATTTAAATTTATAACCATTTTTATTATACGATAAATTATTTTCATTTACTTTCAATTCTATATCTTGAGATGGTATAATATCTAAAACTCTAACAAGTTTTTTAATATCAGGTAGATTTAATTTAGTTAAATTAGGTATATCAGTTTCTACTTCTATAGATGATCTACATACTATAGTAGCATCTGTAGACGCTAATGTACAACTTACAATATTATCTTCTATTGATAAAATGCAAGCATCATTTAAATTAGAAACTGGACCTAAAAAGTTAGATACAAAATCTTTTTTATTTTTAATTTTTAAATAAGCCATATATTAAATCTATTATATTAGATTTCCCTTTTTTTATCAACTGATTTTTTTTTTGCTCTTTTTTTTATCGGCAATGAATTAGTAGATATATTGTCGATAATTTTATCAAATTTATTATTTAACTCTTCTATCTGTTTTGTATTAAAATTAATTTTTTTAAGTAATATTTCAATTTGATTTAAAAGATCTTCTTTTTCTGATACGTTAAAATTTAAAGTTAATTGATTAGTATTTTCAACTATAGGTTCTTGTATAGGTGGTTGACTAACGGTAACTTTATTAGGTTGAGCTTCAAAAGGAGTTGATTGAACAGGAGGAGCAGCCTGCACCTGTTGGGGTACAGACTGCTGAGGTTGAGTATAGACCTGTTCAATCTGTCTTTTTATTTCTTCACTTCTTCCTCCTTGCAAAGTTGATGATGAAGCAATTATTTGACCATCTATTTTTTTAGCTTCACCATACATATTACCCATAAAATTAAGTAATACTTCTCTTTCTTCTTGCGGTGAAAGTTGCCTTGATAACTCGCCAGGAGGGCCCTCAGGTCCCAGACCTGGCACAGGTATCATTTCTGGTTGAACATCAGACATTTTATACGTCTAATCCTTCGAGAAGTTCTTTAAGAACTTCATCTTCATTATCATCTTTCTTTTCTTCTACTACAGGTTCTTTAACTACGGGTTGAGAAGGAGTAATATTTTCTTCCTTATCAAACATAATAGTAGTTGTAGTAGTAGTTGCATCTTTTACATAATAATGCTCATCTAACATCGTCTTAAGCTCATCAGAACTCTTAACACTAAATACACTATTTAAATCAAAAGCACTATCATAAATTTCTTTATGCTTATCTTCATCTAACCCATCAATTGCACTAGGCATTGCAAATTTAGATGATACATATGTAGGAAAGTCACCTTGCTTTTCTACCTTAACTCTAAAGTTAACACCATTAGGACCTAAATCAAAGATACGGGGACCTAACTCAGATGCATCTTCACCTTCAATCGCATCAGTAATAATATTATGAATCTGCTTACCATAACGAAGCATTTTTACCTTACCGTTATTTTCAGGGTTAACTGGATCATTAACCACATAAACATTTACCAACCACTTTTCAGAACGGACTATAGCCTTAGCTTTTTCCTTTTCTTCTTCACTACCAGTACGAAGAATCTTATATCGCTCTTCAGCAATAGGATCTCTTTCACCAAAGGTTTGAAGAGAGATTGCACTAGTATATTGACCAGTAGCAAAACTATTCCAACCATGCTGATAATAATGAAAGAACGTCTTAGAAGGATCTTTAGCATAAGGTAGTAACCTTACAGTAAATGTATTACCAGGAGGCGTTTTTAGAATATCACCAATTGCGCTTTTATTATTATCATTATCTGCTGCTAATGCAGACTTTATACTATCGAACATTGAACTTGTTATATTACTCATATCTTAATTATAGACTATATTTTTTGTTTATCAACGAATATTTTGAAATTATTAATTATTTTTTTAGATTTAGAGCTTGAATAATATTTTGTTCTAATATAATTAAGTCTTGAAAAATTAGAACTATATATATTTTTTATTTCCGGGTCAATTGAAGATATTATTTTTTCAAAATCACTAAAAGCAAATAATATAAAAATTATTATATCTCTATTTTTTATATGCTTAAGAAATACATTATAATCTCCTTCTCTAATAGTTAAATATTTTTTAATTTCAATTTTTCTATCTTTACAATAATTATATATAAATTTAATTGAATCATGCATTTTTTGAATAGTTTTTTCATCATCAGGATTGTTTAATAAAAATTTATCGTTATATAAGCTATAAGCTTTAATAGCTTTAGGACTAAGATAAAATTTTAAATTAAAATAATTCTCATCATATACAAAATAAGGTGCTTCAAAAAAATCTTTTATTTTTAAATGTTTAAATTTATAAAAAAATCTACTTAATTTATTAATAATTATATAATTTTCATCCGGAAAATTATCAAAATTCTTTCTATATTTTACTGGCTTGTTATTAATCTTCTTACTAACTTCTAAAAAATTATTATAAATTATTTTTTCTATTTCAGTCATTAAACCCGTTGAATTTATTTAAAAATTTAGTTACATATTTACTCTTAGTTACAGAAGGTTCAGTTTGTATATATTTTTTAATTGCGGTAAATTCATTTTCTTCTTCTATAATACTAATAAATATATCACGTAAAGCTTTATTTTCAAGTATTTTTAGAAAAACAGTTGCAAAATTCATTTTTTTATCATGGACTAAAGCTACAAAAGTACAAAAGGAATAAAATGATTTTTCAAATTCAGCAGTTTGTATATCTTGATATGGAGTATTGTTCTTCATTATATTGGTCTAAACAATTTAGTAATATTAATTATAGTATCATTTAAAGATCCACCAGATGCATCTTCATGACCACCACCATCCATAAGCTTAGAAGCTAACTTGCCCATGTTTAAGGTACATTCTTTACTTCTTCTCATATAAACACTTTTACCTTTTAAATTAATTTGAATAACAAAATCTACTTTATATTCATTAATAATTCGTTCGGCAATTTCATTAGGGCTAAAAGTAATAAAAACTCCCGCAACATTATAATTATTACCACCTATTTTTAAATTACCTTTATAAATTGTTTCTTCTTTGAAAAAATTATTAATTTTATTTTGAACTATTTTTAAAGCATTTTTATGAAAGGTAGTAAAACCGAAAAATCCTTGTTTAAAATCGTCTTCAAATTTTTTAACTCTATCACCCGTATAACTCCAAAATACTTGATTCAACGGTAAACTGAAAGGTAAACTTAAAGTATAACTATCATAATCATCAATTAATTTTATTAGAAGTTTTTGATTTTTATTAAATTTATTTTCTAATTTGAAAGTATCGTAAATTAATTTAGTACAAGAAGGATAATCTTTTATAATTGGTTTAGCATTTTCATAATAATCTATCAATTCAGTATGTTCTTTATGATGGTCAATTACAATAACATTTTTAAAATCACATAATTTTATACCTTCTTTTTTTAAATTTAAATCACTTATAACTACTAAATTATATTTTTTAAAATTAAAAAACGCAAGGTCAGTTAAAAACTTTTTTTCAGTAGTAACTGTATAACTTACATCTTTACCTTCATATGCCTTTTTTAAACATAAATAAGAACCAGCCCCATCAAGATCAGCATCTGTTATAATATGGACTTTATGCATTTATTTTATTTAGTTCCTCTTTTTAATTACTCAACATATTAAGAGTATTAGTAAGATCAGCCATTTCGCTACCATCATCATCTATGTTTAAAGTTTCGTCCTCTGAAATAGTTAGTGTGTCATAATTTAATCTTAAAGAAGTAAACCCGTAATTAGCACCATATCTATTTTTCATTAGACCCATTTTTACTATGCCAAGTTCTTTATCTTCATCATCTTGGAAAATGCTAAATATACAGTCAGCAGTAGCAGCCATACCTATAGATTCAGATATAGTATCTAATCCAGGGTTTTCCTCATCATAACCTGAACGATTTAATTGAGTTGCAGATATAAAAGGACACTCAAAAACGTAACTTAAAGCTCTTATACCTTCTGCAACATGTTTAACTCTTTCATAAGAATTATCACCATATGGACTTTTAAGTAAATTTAAATAATCAAGTACAACTGCATCTACTTTTATACCTCTATTTTTTATTTCAGTAATATAACCTTGAATATTTTGAGGAGTTATAGTACTAGGGGGAAACTCTTTAATTAAAATTTTACTATCAGGCTTACCATTATTATAACTTTTAATTTGTTCAGATAAAGATTCACTTGCACTTTTTAATTCTTTCATTGGTATGCGAGTTATATTAGATGATAATCTTCTCGCATAAATCATTTCAGACATTTCAAGACTTATAACTAAAACTGTTTTACCTTGCGAAGCAATATTGCAAGCTATATTACCTAAAAATATAGATTTACCGACGTTAGATTCACCAGCAAATACATATAACGATCTACCATTTTCTAAAAACCCTCCATCAATTTTATTATCTAACCATTTCCAACCAGAAGATATAGTAGGTTGGTCAATATTTAAATCATCTATAACTTTATCAATATTTTTAAATAAATCTAAACCTAAATCACTTTTTAGATTAACATTACAACTTTTCTCAAAACTATCTAAAATATAACTTGTATTAACTTCACCTTTACTTACGTCTTCTGCTACTGATAGCATAGTATTATATATAGCTCTTTCTTTTAAAAATCGTTCAGTATTTACAGTTAACTCTTCATCATTAAAATTTTTATCTATATTAGGAAAGTTTTTAACTACTGATTTAAAACTATCTTTTAATTCATCATTTATTAAATAAGATTTAAGTTCAGTTACAGTAGGTATGCTTTGTCTTTTTACATAAAAAGTTTTAATAATATTAAATACAGTTTTAATATTTTTATCATTAAAATATTCAGGCTTTATATGTTCTATAATTTGAGTTAAATAACTTTCGTTAGTTAAACTTTTATAAATTATAACCTGCTCATAATAATCTAAATTTAATCTACCTACTTCTTCCATTTATTTATAAAATATTTTTGCCCTTCATAAAATTCTTCACCTGGGTTAGTTAATCCAGGGCTTGAATGAATTATTGGTATATCCACAACTCCTATTTTAATATGATTTTTATTACATTCAAGACTAAAATCTAAATCGTAATAATGAAACTTAGATGGATAAGATTCATCAAATTTTACATTAGTTGGTAAATTTTCAATATTAATGCCCATAAACACACCATCAATAACCAAAACACGACCTGGTATAGGACCAAACGAGGTATACTGATATTGTTTAGGAGATCCATGAGCGACATTTCCTTTTTGATCTTTTCTTTCGGACATAAGATGCCATAAAGCAGGCTCTTTAACTTTACATGTTGTTGCCCCTGCGAGACCAAAAACTGTATACATTTTTCCGTAAGTATCCAACCTAGATAACAGATCCCCGCAATTGATAAAAACATCATCATGGACAAATACAGAAATATCAACGTTATTACTACGAGCATCTTCCAAGAAGTTATTATAACATTTTTGCAAACTTTTAGTATTTTTTTCTTCATAATGTACTGGTATATCGTAATATTTTATATTGAGAGATTTATATAATAAAGTATCTTCTTTTTTACCTTTCGTGGTTGTATAAATTTTATATTTCATTTAAGTATGGTTCTATTTTAATTGCTCCAAGATGTTTGTAATTATTAATAAATTCATCACGGTGTATTTTATTATAGAATACTGATAATGAGTATCCACCAAAACCTCCTCCACAATATTTGGTCGCAATTGCATTTTTAACAACTGGTAATATATCCATACCCTCTTTTAATTGAGCTTCGTAGCTCATATTAACACCAGCACATAATTGCTCTAAATTATTATTTTGTACACCAACATATGCTAATCGGCTAGACCGGGCCAATAAATTATAATCACGATCATTCGACGCAATCGCTGGTGAATCGTGACTAATTCCAGTATAATATAAAGCCATTTTACCTTTTAATATATCACCATTTCGTTTTAATATAAGATAAGGTTTTTTACCACTCTTCCAAACACATAATCCTGTTTCTTTTATCACAGCAGGGTCTTGCCACCCAACACCTAAATCTAATTCACTTTGTACTCCGTCTTTACCATTTAATAATGCCCATGCTCCACTACCTCCGAGTCCAGATTTGGTTTCATACGGCCAATTGTGTAAAGATACAGTTGGTGATATTGCGCAATTTACTATAAACCCATCATCTCTTGCATGTTTAGGTATATCTAACCACCCGCCGGCTAAGTCGACGCGTAAAGGTGATTCATTAGGAGTATTTATATTATTAAGAATGGATGATGTACTTATAGGGTCGAACTTCGGAGGTGTTTTTTCTAATTTAATATATTCTATATTATGGTTTAAACAGAATTCTCTTTTATTTTTTTCAAACTTATCATCCGAGGTAACAACTAAAACATCTGGGGATATCTTTATTATTATGTCTTTAAAATTTAAACCATTTTTATCTAAATTACCACCAATTACCACCTCATCAATAAAAGATATATTATTTAAAATTTCTATCTTATGCTCAATTGGTATACTTGGACGTCTTTTTTTATACTGATATAGTACTTCATCAGATGGTATACATACTACCAGTTTATCTCCTTGTTTAAGAGCCTCTTTGAAAAATTCTATATGACCTGCATGAATAATATCATAACAACCTGATACAAATACTTTACTCATATTCTTTCCTATCATCCATTTCAGGTTTATGGTCTCTATTCCAGATCATACCCATAATATTCCATAAAGCAGCTCCTAGATGGTCTTCACTATTATCACCGGTAAAGTCTTGCATAAGATGTCTCATTGCACTATCATATAAGACTGAATGCTTCATACCTTTTTTCCAATTATTTTCTCCATATGTATCTGCACCTTGAATATATCTCACCATTACATCGTTAAGTGCTTTATGTGGAACTAAACTCATACGTAGTTTACCATCTGCATTATCTCTTTGGGCTCCAGTATCAAATTGACGAGGTTTTCCTGTAGTTTTTAATCTAGCCATTAATAATATTATAAATAGGTTCCTCAAAAATCATATCTTGAGAATTAAAATCATTATCTTTTACAATAAAATTGTCACCTAACCATTTTTTATAAAAAATAGCTCCTTCACTTTTTATATCAGAATTAACATAATAAAACTTTATATTATCTTTATGTTTATAAACAGCATTTTTAATTAATAATTTTGCTATTCCTTTACCTCTACTATCTTTAGAAGTAACTATATAATAAGTTTTTAAAGCATCTTTATATTTATCATTAACTGTATATGCATGCAATCCTAAAACTTTACCTTTTTCATCTGTACATACTTCGATAGGATATTTATCCCACCAATCTCTACCTGACCAAGTATGGCCGAAAGTATTTAAAATAAAAGAATCAGTATTATTATAGATAAATTTTATAAATCTTAATTTATCTATTTCATTTAATTTACCAATTGTTACATAATTTATATTCATAATGTTAAAAATGGTGAATCATATACAAAGCCATCTATTTCGGTTAATCCTTCAAACGAATAATTGTATAATATACCTTGACTTACTTCTTTATAATCACATCCTCTTATAGATGATATATTACTATCTTTATAAAATAATGTACTACCTTGTCTTGCTATATATATATTCATAGTTTTTATGTTTATTATCCATAATGCAAAAGTACCTTTTAATTTTTCAATAGTATATAAAATATTTTGTACTTCAGTTTCTGCATCTTCACAAGGCCCATGGTTATATTCAAATTCATCTAATAAAGCAGGTATTATACTACTATCAACTGGATTATCGTGCATAGGTACATATTCATCTTTAAGCTCTTCAAAATTAGTTAACACACCATTATGAGCTACTATCCAATCACCGACCAAAAACGGGTGAGAAGTTTCTTCTTTCCAATCTCTTCCTGTTCCGGTAGGTGCTTGATTGTGACCTAAATATAAAAATCCTTTATCGGTTGGTATTTTATCTTTATTAAAATCTATATTACCTTTTTCTTTAATAATTTTATAATTAGCTTTATTATAACAATAAAATATACCTGTTGAAAAATTACCTCGCTTTTTATTAGCTTGCTGTAATACTTCAAAAGTACTTAAATCATTACTACAATAAATACCACACATATATCTATATTATAGTATAAAATTAATAAAAATCAATAAATAATAATATGAGTTTACATAACTGGAATAACAAAAACATTATAACTGAAAATACTTCAGGTTATTTAGAGAATTTAGAAAATGCAGAATATGATATCGTAGAAGAAGCAAGAGGTAAAAAAATTGCTGACCCTTTAAGAGCTAAACTAATGGGAATGGAAGATATTAGAGATCTAAAAGGTACTATGACACCAAGATACTTTGCAACTAAAGTTATTAGATTTTTACAAAAGGAAAACCCTGAATTAGACTTAGAAAATTTAACTGATGATGATATTCAAAATGCTATAAATGTGGTAGCTAACGTTTCTAAACCTTTAGCTCAAAGATCTGATATAAAAATTACTACTAGAGAAAGAGGAGCTGCAAAAGAAGGTTTAAAGAAAGGCGATACTGGTTTTGAAACTTTACAATTAAATTTAGGTGGTGATAAAGTATTTAAATCTGAAGGAGAAGTAGGAGAAAATGATTTATATACTACTATTAGTGACGGGTTAAAATATAGACTTACTCTTAATAAATTTAAAGGTACTAAAATTAATTTAGATGATATAAGTCAAGATGATGTAGTTTCAGTGGTTATAGTTAAACCTAGTGAGTTAGAAACAGTAGATAAATTTGGTGGTGAAATTGATTTAGGTCAAAGAGAAAAATTAGTAGCTGATTTTCCAGAAGGAGAAGAGCATAATCATGAAGATGGTGAAAGCTGTCCTAGTGATGAAGAAGGTTGTCCAAGTGATGAAGAAGGTTGTCCAAGTGATGAAGAAGATGCTGAAATTGATCACGAAAAAGCTGATTTAGATGATGATGGAGATCTTTCTGAATATGAAAAAGCAAGAGGCCAAGCTATTGCTGATGCTATTGAAAAGCAAGACAAAGAAGAAGATGCAGAAAGATGCCCAGTAACTGGTAAGTTAAGAAAAAAGAGTGATGAAGAAACTTGCGATGAAGAAGATGAACAAGTTGCAATGTCGCAATATGATATAAATCGATATTTAATTAACCAGCAAAGAGAGAGAATGCGCAGCAATCTTTCATATGAAAGATTGCATAGACACGGGTATTAATAAACTATAGATTTACAATTATTATCTTTATAAACTGAATCTAATTTATCTTGCTGTTTATAAGGTAACGGGTCTATATATCCTGCTTCTACAAAACCTTTTAATCTAAGAGCACTACTTGCACTATTAGCATCGCATGGGTATTCTCCAGAATAACAAGTATAAGTATCTCCAAAGTTTACACCTAACTCTATACCGTTTAAAATTATTTCTTTTTTACTCAATTCTAAGAGAGGGGCTCTAACACTTATATCAACTTCTCTATTTAATAAACATATTTGATTTATTTTATCAACAAATTGTACTGAACCGTCCCAGTAACCTGCTAAACTATCTGCTTCAGCAGCTCCATACCATACTTCATCTGCTTTAAGTTTTTCGGCATATGATAATAAAATACTTAAAAACATCATATTGCGAAAAGGTACATAAGATTTTGGTTGAGCTTCTCCCATTATATCTTTTACATCAGGTGTATCAATATTATTATTAGTTAAAGAAGATGTATCAGCTATATCCTTAATATATTTTACATCTAATAATTTATTAGTAAATAATACATTAGAAAAATTATGCTTAGCATTAACTAATTGTTTTTCAGCTGCATGTAACTCTAAATCATGTCTTTGACCGTAATCAAATGTTACTGTATGAACTTCTTTATATTGTTTTCCAGCTTTATATAATAGTACAGATGAATCCATACCACCTGATAATGTTATTACTATTTTATTCTTCTTCATCTACTTCGTCTGGAATAATTTCTTCTTCATTTGATTTATTACTATAAGCCCACTCTTGTTTAATTCTTTCTTCTATAACAGGTATAATAGTATTATCCCACAGTTCCGTATTATCTTTCCATTTACTATAATAACCTAACTTAGTCTCATCTGGTAATTGATAAGTTGACCCAGTTTGAATAACTGCACCTAAACCTACTGCTAAATCTAACAAACCATAATACTTATTAAGACCTTTATCAAAAGATAGATACATTTCCCCTTGTAAGTATTGCTTAATAAATCGATTCTTTACAGTTAAAGCTCTAAGAATAACACCTGAATAATTTTTCTGACCTATAGCTAATTTACCATCAGTATTTTTATCTTCTTTAACAGGCTTACGAGCCAATTGAATAGTTACTGAAGGCAAATATACAGTAGCAGTACCACCAGGCATAGCCTTAACTAACGAAGGAAATAATGCAGCAGGATCTTCATATATATGATTAGTAGCTAAAATAGTAGTTTTAGTTAATCCTGATAATTGAGTACATGTTCTAAGCAAAGTTTTCATAGCTTTAGCTCTACTACCCATATCAGCTGAAACATTGCTCTTTTCCATTCTACCAATCTGCAATTGACTCTCCATGTTACCTAAAGAGTCGATAGCAATAATAAACTTACCTTCTTGACCTTTCTCTTTTACTTTAGTTAAAAAATCATAAATTGTATTACGACATTCTTCAATACTAAAGACAGGTACATATTTTACTTTACTGACATCTAAACCTAATGCTGCTGCACCATCTTTATCAATAGCATTTTCACTATCGAATATAACTGGTATTAAACCTTCTTTCTGCGCATTAGCAAGAATCTTTTGTAATATAAAACTCTTACCAGTCATACTCGGACCAGCTAAAAGAGTCATTCTATTCTTAGGTATACCACCAAAAAGAGATCCTGAAACTATACCATTAAGTACCATTGAACCAGTATCTAACCAACCATCCACATTACTTAAA